ACCGGTTATACGCGCACCAGGCCCGGCCATTCGTGGACGTCAGGCGGGTACCAGGTGACGTGGTGACCCTCGCAGACAACGTGACGCGGCCCTACCGCACGCCGCCCAAGGCCCCGTTTCCGGCTCTGGGCGCGCCCACACCGTGAAGGAGGAAGAGATGCCGTGGAATCGCACATTGTACCCGCCCAACTGGGAGACGATCCGCGCCTGCATGCTGGCGCGCGCGCAGAACCGCTGCGAGGGTTCGCCGAGGTATCCGGACGGTCGCGCGCAGAACCACGCCCCGCACCCCATCACCGGTGCGTACGTCGTGCTCACTGTGGCGCACTGGCCTGACCCGGATCCACAAGCAGTCAGCCCGGCGGGACTTTTCGCGTGGTGTCAGCGCTGTCACAACACCATGGACGCGCCAATGCGGGCGCGGCACGCCGCCCAGACGCGTCGCCGCGCGCGCGAAGTGCTGGGGCAGATGGCGCTGGCGTGTATGGAGGACTGAGCGATGCTGAACGACACCGAGACCTTCTGCGTGGGCTGTGGCTGCACGGATATGTGGGGCTGCGCCGCTGGCTGCAGCTGGGTGCGTCTGGCCGACCGCTACCGCGTCGGCATCTGTAGCAACTGTATGTGCCGCGAGACGCGCCGGCGCTTGCGTCGCTGGGTACGCGCGCTGAAGCGTCAGGAGGCCCACCATGGCTGACACCGTCCTCATCGACCCCTACGGCGCACCGCTCGCCGCGTCGCCCGCGCCGGCGTCGGCGTCCGTGTTGCGCCAGGCGCTGCCCCAGGGTCTCTTTGACGCCGAAGACGTCGGGTACCAGCGCCTGACGGGCGCGGCGCGGCGCGATCTGGCGCCGCTGCGGCACGACCGCATGATCGAGATTGCCGCCTACTTGTACCGCGAGAACCCGCTGGCCAAGTGGATGCTCGAAATTACCCGGGATTTTCTGTTGGCGGAGGGCTTGAGCGTGCAGGCCGAGGAGGACGACGTGCAGGAGGTGCTCGATGCGCACTGGAGCGACCCACTCAACCTGTGGGACCTCAAAGCCGGGCACAAATTCCTCGAGCTCGGCTTATACGGCGAGCAGCTGTGGCCCGCCTTCGTCAACGCGTCGAGCGGCCTGGTGCGTCTCGCCAACGTCGATCCCTCGCGCATTCGCGCCGTCGAGCACGACCCGGACAACGCCGAAGCGCCCATTGGTGTGGTGCTCCGTGGGCGCGCTGGACACCCCGGCAAAAAGCTGCGCGTCATCTATCCGCTGACTGACGACGAGCTGTTCGCGTCGCCCGCCGCCCGCCGGCGTGCCGAGTATTTTACCGATGGCGAGGCGTTTTGGTGGGCCACCAACAAGGTGTCCACGGCGACGCGCGGCACCAGCGACCTCTTGGCGCTCGCCGATTGGCTCGATAACTACGAGCAATTTCTGTTCAACACCGCCGACCGCACGGGGTATTTGAACGCCTTCGTCTGGGATGTGCTCTTGCAGAACGCGGACGAGGCCGCAATCCGCACGTGGCTCCAGAACAACCCGGCACCCAAGCCCGGCACCATGTTTGCGCACAACCAAAACCTCACCCTGGAGGCGAAAACGCCCGACTTAAAAGGCGCCGATACCAGCGAGCACGCGCGGCTGTTTCGCAACCACATCCTGGGGGGCATGGGCATTCCGAGCTTCTGGCATGGCGGTGCCGACGACGCGAACCTCGCGACTGCGACGGCGCTCGGCACGCCGACGTTTAAGCGCTTCCAGTATCGCCAACGCGTCACGCGCTATATGGTCACCTACGTGCTCGACTGGCAGCTGCAGCAAGCGACGCGCGTGGGCGGCCTGCGCGCGCAGAACCTGGCCTATACCCTGGTCATGCCGCAGCTGCAAGCGGAGGATGTGTCGCGCGTCGCGACGGCGCTCATGCAACTGACGTCAGCGGTGCTGATCGCGCAAGACAAGGGCTGGATCGACGCCGGCACCGCCCAGCGTCTCTTCGCCGCGCTCGCCGCGCGCTTTCGGCGTCGATGTGCCGCTCGACGAAGGCGGCGCCAACGCCGACGCGCGCGTGACGCCGGAGTATCGCCGGCGCACGGCGGCGAGCGTGCCCACCGACGCGGCAGGGAGGGGGTGAGTGGTGGACGCACCGACGTGGGTGTGGCCAGAGCTGCGCAGTGCACTCTGGTATGTCGCGCTCGCGGGCGTGCTGTGGCTGGCGTACTGGGCCGTGGTACGGCTTCTGCGCTGGATCTGGGCACGCTGGCGCCAGGAGGACTGCTAACGATGCCCGCCCTGTACCACGCCGAAGCGTTAGAGCCCGCCGCCACCGCGCTGGCGCACGCGCTGTGGGTGCTGCTCGCGAGCGTGCAGCAGACGTCCCCGCTCGCAGGCGCCCAGCTCGCCGAGGTCTTGAGCGTGCTCAGTGCCGAGGTCCTGGGACGCGCCTGCGCCGCAAGGCGTCTGACGCCGCCACTGACGTGCGGCGACGTGGTGCTTTTATCGGACTGGTGTCTGGAGACGCAGCGCCGCGCACTCGCCGTGACGCGCGCGCTGCTCGCGGAAGAGGACGACGATGCCTAAACCCGTGCGCCTCGCGCTGCTGACCCTTGCCTGCGTCGCGTGCGTCGCCGTCGCGGTCGGGTATTACGGCGTGTTGGCGTGGCTCATGTGGCGCGCGGTGGTGTGGCTGTGGCGTGCCGTGATCACCGGAGGGGGCTATGGAACATGACGACGTGACGCAAGAGGAGCTTGACGCCTGCGTGCGCGAACTCCGGGCCAACGGGTGTGCCCGCTGGCAGCGGCTGCCGACCGATTACGCGGGGGTGTGGTGGTGCGCCGCCGCGTGGGTCGGCGCGGACAAAGACGCGGCGACGACGTACGAGGGGCTCGGCATCGATGCACGCGGCCGTGTGCACTGGTTCTGGCGGCACGCGGACGTCTATCACGCCGATGGGGTGTTGCCACTCACACCTGCCGCGCGCACGCTGTGCCGCCTGCCCGACACCTGGGGGAAGTTCGTGGCACGGTTGCGCGCCTGGCTGGCCGCATGCTGGGCAGAGGAGAGTCGCGATGTCTGACGTGATCTGCGTAGACGATGAGCAACTGGACCTGGGGCCGTGCTGCGCGTGCGGGCGCGCGGGCGCAGATGTACGCAACGTCGTGATGCTGCCCAAACGCGTCCCGCGCGGTCACGAGGGCACGGGCTGGGGATGTTGCATCTGCCACGTGCCGATGGACGGCGCCAGCGTCGTCGTGTGCGACGCGTGCCTTGCCGCGCAGGCGCCATACCGCGAGGCGATGCTCGGGTATCCCAAGGCGAAGCAGCGCTGTCCGATCGAGGCGCTCACCGAGCCGTTTGACCACAACAGGGCCTACCATCCTGAGAGCTGGGTGTGGACGGAGGAGGTAAGCGACGCGTGCGGCGTCTGCGGCCAGCCGCTGCCTGACCCGGATGCGGACGAGGACCTGGAGGAAGACGCCCAGCCTGACATCCCGCTGCACTTGTGGCGCGACGGCGGCCGCGAAGGCCTGCGGATGCACTGGAGCTGTGCGCAGGCGTGCTTCAAGGCTGGCACGCTCAAGATGGACGCGCGCCGCGAGACGGAGGACGCCGCATGATCCGCTTTGCCGTTAATGGGCAAGACGAGCAGGGAGATCTGCTCGCGCTTGGTTTTGGCCTCAGGGCCGAGAATATCAAGCGACTCCAAGAGGGGAAACCGATCGCCTTTTGGATGACGATTGATGAGGTACGAACCAAGATCATGATCTTCTACGGCGAGACCGAGGAAGCCATGCGGGCGGAGATGGCAGAGTTTATCGGGCCAGACACCATCGTCGAGGACGCGCCGTGACCGCGCCGCTCTCCCCACCCGCACGCGCCGCCTTCGAAGCGCTGTGGCGCACGCTGCGCGACGAGGCGATGCAGCGCGAGCTCGACGTCGCGGGCGTCGTCGCCGTCGTCGAGGCGCTGCGTGACGAACTGCAGCGACGGGTGCGGCGGATGGCGGAGCGACAACCCGCGCACGTAGAGGAGGAGACCCCGTGAGCGACCCTAGGCCCCCCGCATGGGTCCCCTTGGAGAGGGTATGGCGTGCGCGCGGTCGCGCGAAGGCGCGGGGGAGAGCGAGGCAGGCAGACCCGCTGACGCAGCGCCTGGCGGAGCAGGCCATGGCGCTCGCCGCCGGTGACGTCGCGGGGTGGCCGCGTGGCTGGTGCGGCTGGGGGGACGGATCACGCACCAGACGGAGGGCGAAGCCACCCTGGTGGGGCCAAGCGGGCTCACCGTGGGCATCATGGTCTCTGACCCCGTGACGTGCGCGATCGCGCTGGGCATCATGTCGGGCGTGTCATTGCACACCGGCAAGGGCTTTCTGTCGCTGACGTGGGGGAACGAACGCGGCCAGCTTGATGTGGACACGGCGCGTCAGATGGCCATGGACCTGCTCAAAGCCGCCGAGGCCGCCGACCACGACGCGACGTTGTTCGCCTGGCTCTGCGAGCGCAAGCTGCTCCCCAGCCCCGAGGCCGCCGCCGCACTCCTCAACGACGTGCGCGCGTGGCGCGAAGCGCGGCCCGAGGCGTCGTACCAGCGCGAGCACCCGCTCACGCCACCGGAGGAGGAGACGTAAGCCATGCCACCCCCACCCGCGCCACTGACGTACCGCATTGTGGAGGACGGCAAGGCCATCCATTGCATGGTGTGCGGCATGGTGAGCTGGCATCCCGAAGACGTGCGCCACCTCTATTGCGGGTGGTGTCACGTGTTCCACGAGCAGCTCATCGTCTTGTCGTATGAGCATTTCGCGCGTCTGCTCGGCACGGTGCAAGCCGCGTACAAAACGGGGCGCGGCGACGCGCAGATACCCGCCGCGTCGCTCGCCGCGCTGTGCGAAGGCACGCTGCGCGCCGTCATGGGCGACGACGCGTTTGCACGCTGGGAAGGGAGCCTGTAGCCATGGCCCCGCCCGTCGCCACGCGCGATGCCCTCGCCGCCGCCGAAGCCGCGCGCGATGCGCTCCTGACCCGTACCGTCGAGCAGCTCAATACCCTGCTCGTGCAGCTGCAGCAGCGTCTACGCGGCGCGCTCCCCAGTGATCAAGCCCGTCTGGCGCAGCAGCTCGCCCAGATCCGCGCGCTCATCGCCGGCGAGACGACGCGCTTCGCCAACGGCGCCACACCCGTCCTGAGCGGCGCGCAGCGTGACGCGGTGCCGCTGGCACAGACGCTCGTCGATGCGCCGCTCGCCGCCGGAGGTCTCGCGGTGGCCCTGCCCGAACTCACCCTGCCGCTGCTCGACGCGCTCACGGCGTACGCGGCGGACCTCGTCACCGGGTTGTCGAACGCCATGCGAGATCATATGACCCAGCAGATCCAGCTCGTCGTACTCGGCGCGCAAGACATCAGCACCGCCATGCAGGCGATCGAAACGATGCTCGACCCGGCAGGCACCGGGGGGCTCAACGCGAACGCGCGCGCCGAGGCGATCGCCAGGACGGAGGTCGGGCGCGTGCACAGCACCGCGACGCAGCGTCGGCTGGAGCAAGCGGCGCGCCAAGTCGAGGGCTTGATGAAGGAATGGCGTCACTCAGGGCTTGCACGTAACCCGCGCTCGGGCCACGTCGCGGCGAGCGGGCAACGCGTCGCCGCCTTCGAGGCGTTCCTCGTGGCGCCTGAGGTGGGGATGACGCGCGAGCGCTTGATGTATCCACGCGATCCGGCGGCGAGCGCGCGCAACAGCGTGCAGTGCCGCTGCATCCATACCCCGTGGGTGCCACGGTGGGCGGAGGCGGCATAAGAGTTGGGATACGGCGGCCCGGTGGGCAACAATTACAAGAGACGGTTGCAACCCGACGTTTGTGTAGAAGGAGTCGCATCTTGAACCGTGAAGACCGTAGCCAATTCCTCATCCTCATCGAGCAGCACGCCCCCGCGCTGCTCGTCGGCGTCGACCGCGACGCCGTCACCGACGACCACATCATGGCCCTGGTCAGCGAGGCCATGACGTCGCCCGCGCCGCTCACGACCACGGGGCCCGCGGGTGACGTGGACCTCCAGGCGCTGTGTGACGCGCATCAGCTCGTGCACCACTACTCGGAGCGCGTCGCCGTCGTACGCGACGGCGTGACGCGGCGCGTGTACGAACCACGCACACGGCCGATGACGGCAGCCGATATCCTGGCGCACCGCGTGCTCGACGACGGGCGCGTGCGTGTGACGACCGCCGACGGACGCCGCCTCGAGCTCGGACCGCCTTCGCCTGCGGCACTGGCGAGTTAGCCATGCGGCGCATTCTTATTCGCGGCGCCCTCGTCCGCGAAGCGGAGGGTTCGGAAGGCTGGCGCTGGGACGCGGTACTCGTCGCGCCGGGGCTCAGCCTCAACGGCACGTATTTTAGCGAGGAGGTCCTCCGCCAGGCGACGTCGCTCTTTGAAGGCGTGCGCATGCTCGCACGCAGCGACGACGCGCACTGGTGGGGCGATGACGTCAGCGTCCAGAACCTGGCCGGGTGGTTTGAGGGCGCGCACTACGTCGAGGGCGAAGGCATCCTGGCGACGCTGACCCTGACTGACGATATGGACTGGCTGCGCCAGAAATTTGTGAGCGCGTGGCGCCGGGATAAGCCCGACCTGCTCGGCTTTTCGCTCGTGGCGCGCGGCAAGGGCGAGCGCACCGAGATGATGGGCCAATGGGTCAACAAGGTCACAAGTATTGAGCGCGTCGACTTTGTCGATTGCGTGGTCAACCCAGCGGCGGGCGGGCGCCTCGTCGCGTTGGTAGAAGCGTGGCGCCCGGAAGAGGACGAACCGACGATGACACGAGATCAGCTGTTACGTCTCATTGAATCGAAGTGGCCCTGGCTGCTCGCCAGTGTCGATCGCCAAAGCGCAACGCTGGAACAGCTCGCCAACCTCCTGCAGGACGTACCCCCCGGCGAAGCCCCCAGCGATCCGCTGCGTGCGTCGAGCGCGCCGACGCTCTTCGACGCGACTGGGCAACCCGTACGCCGCACGCAGCCTGCCCCGGGTGGCACGGCCGTGCTCGACGCACCCGACCAGGCACCGGTTGCACTCGCCGAAGCCGAACGCCGCGCGCTCGCGGGCATCGTCGCCACCGAGCGGCGCTGGGCCATGCGCGATCTTTGCGCGACGAGCGCGCTGCCGCCAGCGATCGTCGCCAAGCTGCAGACGCAGTTTGGCGGGCGCTTGGAACGCGGCGACGTATGGGACGAGTCCGAACTACGCGAAGCCATCACGGCTGAACGCACCGCGCTCGCGCAGCTCAGCGAATCGGGCATGATCCGCGGCTGGGGCCAGGACACCGCCGGGCACGACGTGCGCCTTGGCGACGACCAGGACGATGCCACGGTGCAGCGGCTCTTGGACTACTTTGCCGGGAAGACGCACTCCTTTAAGGAAGCGTACATCCAGCTCACCGGTGACACGCGCATCCGGCAGTCGCTCGCCAAACCCGTGGCGCTGCGCGACTGGAAGCGCGTTGCCGCGGCGAAAGGCCTGCGCCTCGTGGAATCGCTCACTAGCACCAGCTTCGATGCGGTCTTGGCGGACGTGATGCACAAGCAGCTTTTGGAAGTCTACCAGCGACCGGGGCTGCAGCTGTGGCGCCGCATCGTCGTCATTGGCCCGCTTTCGGACTTTAAAACGCAGCACCGCACGCGCTACGGCGGCTATGGCAACCTGCCGACCGTGGGCGAAGGCGCGCCGTACACCAGCCTCACGAGCCCGACGGATGAAGAAGCGACCTTTGTGCCGGCGAAACGCGGCGGCACCGAGGACCTCACCTGGGAAATGATCCGCAACGACGACGCGGGCGCGATCCGGGGCATTCCGTCGCGCCTGGGGGTCGCCGCCGGGCAGACCTTGCTGGAATTCGTCTTTGACATGCTCGCCACCAACCCGACCATTTACGACAGCGTGGCGCTCTTCCACGCGACGCATGGCAACCTCACCGCCAACGCCTTTGGCAGCGACACGACGCAGTACATGGCGGCGCGTCTGCGCATGCGCCAGCAGACCGAGCTCGACAGCGGCAAGCGGCTGGGCCTGACACCGCGCTTTCTCATTATTCCGGGCGACATCGAAGAGCCGTGCTACAACGTGTTTCGCCGTGGCACCGAGAACGACGCGAAGTTTGCGCAGACGGTGGCGCCGGAGAT